AAGGAGTAGAGAACAATGGCTATATTCGTACTAACAGACGCCGTGATCACCGTGAATGCGGTGGAACTAAGTAACAGGTCGAACAAGGTGGAACTCAATTTCGAGATCGACAGTGTCGAAGTCACCGCGATGGGTGCTGTCGGTCATGTGTTCGCTGGTGGTTTGCAGAACAATTCGTGCGCGGTCGATCTCTTCCAAGATTTCGCTACGTCGAACGTTGAAGCAACCATCTACCCGTTGGTCGGTACGACTACCAGTGTCACGGTGAAAGCCACATCAGCCGCCACATCAGCGACTAATCCGCTTTACACTTTGAGCGGTACGTTTTTGGCGGCTCACACGCCCGTATCAGGCTCGACTGGTGACGTTGCGATGACGTCGCTATCGTTCACTGGCGGCACACTTGTGAAAACGACTGCATAAACTGACATGAAGATCGACCTGACAGTAAAGATGGAAGACGGCGAAAGTGTCGATGTCACGGCACGGTTCGCAGATTTCGTTGCATTCGAGCGCACTTGGAATCGCTCTGTCGTGAAACTGGAATCCGATATGCGGCTTACTGACATCGCGTGGCTTGCCTATCACGCGTTGAAACGGACACGCAAAACCAGCCTACCGTTCGACCCTGAGTGGATCGGGCTGGTTGAGGAAGTTTCGGTGCGCGAGGATGAGTCGCCAGTAGGTGATGATTTTTTGGAGAAGACAGCGCCCACTGGATGATCGCTGCTGTTGCGGCTGAAATGCACATCGCGCCAAGCGTGTTACTGGCAGAATCTGATGAAATGTTGGATGCTATAATCGGGTATGTACAGTGGCGTAGCAAACGAGCAGAAAACGCGACACGAAAGCGGTAGCCGATGACGGTGCAAATGAATGTCTACGGGATCGATGTCGCGTTGAAAGAGTTGCGCCATTACGACAGAGAGATGTATATACAACTCAGCAGGGGGATGTTGGCTGGCGCGAAGCCGTTGGCTTTGGTTGTCGGTGCTGAGTTTCCCCAAGCCGCGTTACGCAATTGGGTTGGTGACGGTCGTACTGCAGCACCTTCCCGTTTCCCGCGCGACTATGGGTATGCTGTTATCAGTGTAAAGCCGAAACTGCCGAAAACATCACGTAAAAGCACAGCGGGCAAGGGAATGGTGACGCGGCAAATCTTGCGGATCGAGGCGAGCAACGAAGGTGCAGCGATTTTTGAACAAGCAGGCAGGCACTCGAACCACATCTTCGTGCGTAACCTAGATGCGAAATTCGGCGGCAGATCATCAGGTGGTGGCACACGGTCACGTGTCATGTTTAAAGCAGTGAAAAACAACCAGCCGCTGGTCGAGCACGCTGTTGCCACTGTCGTGGCGTTGACAGACAAGATCGTCACACAGAACATCATCATGAACGCAGGGAAGTAGCACATGGCTGTAGGCGTAAACATCATCTCGACTTTCAACTCGGCTGGTATCAACAAAGCGATCGCAGATTTCGGCAGGTTGAAAACGAGCGGACAAAAAGCGGCATTCGGACTACAAACGGTGAACGCTGGCTTCGCGAAACTAGCGAAAGTTGGCGCGATCACTGGCGGCATCATCGCTGCCATCGGCTTTAAACTGGCTCAAGCAGGGGAGACTGCAGAAGCATCGGATAGGCGCATCCAGTCAATCGCCAAATCGATGGGTATCTTCGGCAATGAAGCGGGAGTGGTCGCGTCACGGTTAATAAAATTGGCAGATGCACAAGCACTGCTCACTGGTATCGATGACAGTGCGATCAAACTGACACAAGCAAAGTTGCTGACTTTCAAGGAGTTGGCAATCACTGCTGATCAAGTTGGTGGCAATTTCGACCGTGCAACGATGGCAGCGATGGATCTCGCAGCGGCGGGTTTCGGTGAGGTGAGTATGAACGCCGCACAACTTGGCAAAGCGATGAACGACCCGATTAAGGGCATCACCGCGCTGCGGCGTGCTGGTGTCACATTCACCGAAGCCGAACGCGAAAAGATCAAGGTGCTGATCGAATCGGGTAAAATGCTAGAAGCACAGGGTGTGGTGTTGGCTGCGATCGAGACACAAGTCGGCGGCACAGCGAAAGCAACCGCGACCGCGACTGACAAAATGAGGGTCGGTTTCAGCGAAATGGCTGAGGACATTGGCTCTCTGTTAGTGCCTGTCATCAATTCGTTGGCGGTGTTCATCAATGGCACGCTCGTGCCTTACATCAAGAATCTTGTCGCGGTCATCGGCACAGATGGACTCGGTGCGGCGCTACAAATAGTGGGCAAGGATCTGCTCAATTTCACTACGCACATGGGTGCGGTCGGCAACACGATCCTAGCGGTTACCACGTTATTTCTCGCCGTGAAAGCGGCAACTATCGCATATACGACAACGGTCGCGATCCTTTCGGTGGTCTTGCCGTTGCTGCGGACATCTTTGGTAGGTGCGACGGTGGCACAAACTCAACTCAATGTGGCGATGCTCTCAAACCCGATAGGGCTTATAGTCGCAGGCATTGCTCTGTTGGTTGTCGCGTTGGTTGCGCTCTATCTGAAGTTCGAATTTGTGCGCACCGTGCTGAACTCCATATTCAACTTTTTGATCGGCATGTTCGAGAAATGGGTGAATGCGTGGATCAGCGCCATCAACATCATCATCAAGGGCATCAATTTTTTGATTAGAGCAGCCAATTTCTTTGGTGCTGACATAAACGAAATCGGCTACATCGGGGAAGTGGCATTCGGTCGTATCGGGGATGCAGCCAGCGGCGCAGTCGCGCCGTTAGGCGAAATCACTGAACAGTTACGCCAGTTCCGCATACAGGAACACCAGTTAGGCAACACGACCGTTAAAACCCTGAGCGCGTTGACATCGGTTGCGTTGGCAACCCGCGATATTGCTACATCGCAAGCCGAAGTAAACGAACTGCGCAAGTTGGCGATGGCTGGGGAGATGATCGACCCTGAGGAACTGTCCGATGCACTTGACGCTCTTAGCAAAGCCGAGAAAGTGTTGAAAGACATCAAAGGTACAGGCGCGGGTGGTGGTGCGGGCAAGAACATCGACACGGCGACCGACAAACTGAAGAAGTACATCGATGCGTTGAAAAGTTCGACAGCCGCAGAACGGTCGCTGCGTGATTCGGCGAGATCGCTAGCCGATGCACGGGCGGCACAGATCGCGTCAGTGCAAAAAGTGAAAGACGCGCAAGAAAAGTTCAACAATGTTACGCGAGGATATTCTGCTGCCAGCAAAGAAGCAAAAGACGCTACAGATAAAATGACTTCCGCAAATAAGAAGTTGCGCGACGCAAATATTTCTCAGCAAGATGCGATACGCGGTGTGACCGAAGCAGAAAAAAAACTTCAAGCATTACGCGACATTAAAGCGAACCCAGTCGATGTTGCTGAGGCTGAACGCAGCCTAGAAAAATCAAAATATGCGGTCGAACAATCGGTGTTTAGTGTTGCGGATGCGGAACAGGAACTTGCCGATTTACGTGCAGATCCGTTGTCATCCCCAACTGCGATACGTAAAGCGGAGATCGCACTCGCTGAGGCGAAACTTGGTGTCACCGAGGCGGCGATCGCGCAGACTGATGCAGAAGCGAAACTGACCGCTGAACGTGACAAGGCTGCGACACCTGAAGAAATCGCTGACGCGGAACGTGATCTAGAGACTGCGAAATTGCGTGTCGTTGATGCGATCGATGACACCACCGAAGCAACCGCATATCAATTGATCGCGCAAGCGTACCTGAATGAGATCCTAAACGGCGCGAAAGAAGGCAGCGACGCGTACAGAGACGCGCTGAAGGAACTGCAAGACGCGCAACAAGAAGAAGTCGACGCCATTGATGCGGTGACTGTGGCGGTACGCAACCAAGCCGACGCGATCGACGCACTGCGAGAAGCCGAGCAGAAACTGCAAGCAGTGCGCGGCGCTGTCGGCAAGAAGATAGTGCAACGTGGCAATGCTGCTGTCGCTAGCAGTCTCGCCACTGCCAGCGCATTGCCACCTGTGATACCAGTGGCATCGATCGCCACACAGATCGATGACATTTTCAAAGGCATGACCTTCAATTGGGGTGGTCTGATGATGGCTGGTGGCGGTATCGTCAACAAGCCGACACTCGCGATGATCGGGGAGAAAGGCAGTGAAGCAGTCATACCGCTCGACCGCATGAACGGGATGGGCGGCACGACCGTCCTGTTAACAGTGAACGCAGGGATGGGTGTCGATGGTGCAGCGGTTGGCGATCAGATCGTCAACGCATTGGCACGTTGGAACAGGCGCAACGGCAACCTGCCTTTGAAAGTCATGTAATGGCGACCACACTGCCTTGGGGAGAAACACTCACAGTCACGATGACGTTAGGCTATCTGGTGCGCAAATTCACGCTCGATACCAGCCTGCTCGACGGCACTGATGTACTCGATGGCACGCTTGATGGTGTGTTCGTCGAGGGTTTCGTGCAGTCGATCTCGATCGTGCGTGGCAGGAAACAACAGTTGTCTAATTTCACAGCAGGCACATGCCAAATCACGCTGCTAAACGATGATCGTCGTTTCGATCCGATCAACCAAGATTCGCCGTATTGGGATGTGGCGTTAGATCAGACTGGTGTCGTGCCACGTCGGAATGTCACAGTCACTTCAGGTAGCACAGTGATCTTCTACGGCACGATCACCGACATAGATGTGTCTTACGAACGGACTGTGACAAACAGATCGACGGTCACTATCTCGGCTGCTGATGATTTCGTGTTGTTGGCTAATGCGTTCATTGGCGACGCGTTCACACCTACCGCAGAACTGTCAGGTGCACGTGTTGCGCGGATTTTAGACCTACCTGCCGTCAACTACAGCGCGACTAGGCGCACTATCTCGACAGGTGTCGCCACATTAGGCGCGTACGAAATTAGCAGCAGCAGCAACGTGCTGTCATACCTGCAAGACTGTGCGACGGCAGAACAGAATTACTGTTTCATGTCGGCGGATGGTTATTTCATTTTCAGCGATCGTGTTGCTGCGGCGTTCAACACCGCAGCGGTGTCATTCTCTGATGTTAGTGGTGGCGGCGTGCAGTACACCACACTCAGCGTGGTGTACGGTCAGGAACTTCTGTACAACCGTGTACAATGTACGACCGTTGCTGTGGGTGCTACCGTACAGATATCCGATGGTGTTACAAGCCAAACGCAGTACGGCATCTCGACGTTGGCGTTGGACACACTGCTATTGTCTGATGACGCGGCAGCGGCGACTTTAGCGGTATCTTTGTTGGCACGCTACAAAGATCCCGTTTACCGTTTCGATCAGATGGATGTTGCGATCAACGGGCTGTCCGCGCTCAACCGTAACGCGGTAGTCGGTCTAGATCTGTCTGACACCATCGGGATCACACGAACTTTTTCAACGGGTTCGCCTTCAAGCGTGACGCAGTTGTACAATATCGATGGGATCTCACACACGTACACACTTAACAGCCATGCCATGTCGTTCCAGTTGGCAGTGGCTGACACGGTCTACGCGTTGATCTTAGATGATGCGGTGTTCGGTGTCCTTGACGCTGACAACGCGTTAGGCTAGTGTAGGCTGTAATCATGGCAATCTTTGATTTCACAGCCGCACAAGTCTTGACTGCCGCGCAGATGGATAATCTGCAAGCAAACGACTACAACCAAACCGTATCAACCGAGACCGCTAACTATGTTTTAGTTGCCGCCGATAAAGGTACACGGGTCGCGATGAACGCCGCAGGCGCAACAACGATCACAGTGAACACCGATCTGTTCGCCGCTGGCGACACGCTGGCTATACATAACATCGGTGCAGGAACTTGCACGATCACCGCTGGCAGTGCGACGGTTGCGTCTGCTGGTTCGTTGGCTGTACCTACGAACGGTTCAGGTACGCTCTATTTCACTTCGGCTGGTGTAGCGATCTACTTTCCGTCAGCGGTCACTGTCGCGGCTAGCGGTTTAGTGTTGCTAGAAACCTTGAGCCCGTCGGCGGTTACTTCCGCACAGTTCACAGACGGTCTATTGACGTCGACATATTTCAACTATGTTGTCACCATAAATGTAACTTTCGCCGCCCACGCTTCTTTTCTATGTCAGTTGCGTAACGCGGGTTCAACTATCTCATCAGCAAATTACGGTATGTATGCGACAGGTTTCGGTAGCAACAGCGCGACAGATAACCGTGTTACGAACGCTGGTACATCGTGGATAGTTGGCTACGGTAATACCGAAACTCTTTCAGGCAGTTTTGACTTTTTCAGTCCGTCGGTTTCACGTTCAGGCAATAAAGGCGTAGGTATAACTGGCAGTATTAACGGCGCAGCGAACGCGAATGTCACAAATAATGTGGCGTTACAGTTTGCCGCCGCCCAAGCGTTCACAAGCCTTCTTTTCACTTCGGCGCAAGCGTTCACAGGAACTATCTGCGTTTATGGGGTATCAAAATGAAAATACTTGACGGTGACACTTTGCGCGATATGACAGCCGATGAACTAGCGGAACATAAAGCGACAGTCGCAGACGCTAAAACACAGACCGCCGCACACCTCGCCCAAGCCGCCGCCAAAACTAGCGCCTACAAAAAACTTGCCGCCCTCGGCTTGACAGCCGACGAGATAGCCGCGCTCTGAGTAGATCGTGCGGCGGTTCTCGCGTTGGCTGATTATTGCGCCAGCCGTTTTCTTTGCGCTTCTACCACAGCAGGTTGATGCCGCTGATGTTCTAGTTAATCCGAGTTTCGCGTTTGATGGTGGCGGTTGGACTGGCGCACTCACCACAGGCACAGACAACAGCGCATGTGATGGTGGACTACCGAACATTGGTACTTGGACAGCGAGCAGATTATCGTTCTCGTATGCGCTGACATCGGTGACACAGACAGTCGCTATCTCTGTTCCGTCTGCAGTGTCGTTTTCTTGGTCGTCGGTGAATCGTAGCGATCAGCCGAACGCGACCGCGACAGTCACACTCACCGATGCCGATGAGAGTCTGACTACAGGCACATTTATCACGCCGATCACAGACACGGCAGGCAGTCTCGGCACGGTCACGACTACAGCCGATGACGAGATGGTGACGGTTACTATTTCAGGGCAAGACAGTCAAAGTTGGGCAGGCTGTTACGGTACACAGTTCACGGTAAGCGCGTTAGATGTCACGCTGATCGCACCGCCGCCGACGACCGTACCTGAGACAACGACGACCACTACGACGACGACCGTACCTGAGACTACGACGACGGCTACGACAACTACCGTACCTGAGACTACGACGACGGCTACGACAACTACCGTCGCCGAGACAACGACCACCACAACGACGACGACCGTACCTGAGACTACGACGACGGCTACGACAACTACCGTCGCCGAGACAACGACCACATCAACGACAACGACGACGACACAGCCGCCGCCGCCAGCCACGACTCAGGCTGAGATAACAACCACAACAGAAACAACCACGACAACCACAACAACCACCAGCACCACAACAACAGAACCTGCAACGACGACCACATCATCTACCGCCTTTGTGCCGATTGAAACAACCACACCATCAACAGCGTTGCCACAAACAACTTCCACGACAACCCAAGAAACCACCACAACAAAGCCGA